TCAAGTTAAAAATTTATTTTTAAATGAATATCATATGCAGGGTGAGGATAAAAGTTCCATTAAACTCGGGTTAGAATATGAAAATGAGTTAGTATGTATTATGACCTTTGCAAAATCCAGATTTAATAAGTCTTATGATTGGGAACTCACTAGATTTTGTGTAAAAAGTGGTATAAGTGTAGTAGGAGGTTTTAGTAAATTATTAAAATATTTTAGCAATTCTTATGGAAATTCTATTGTATCATATGCTGATAGGAGATATTCAAACGGCAATGTATATAAAACTAATGGTTTTGAACTCATTGGAGTAAATAAACCATCTTACTATTATGTGGATAAAAATTTCTTGAGAAGATTTAATCGTATGAGATTTCAAAAGAAGTATATTGGTGCATACAACTGTACTGAATATGAAAAGGCTCGGGAAATGGGTTATGAAAAAATATGGGATTGTGGAACCTTAGCTTTTGGCTTTAGGAAATAAAAAAGGAGCCCCAATGGGCTCCTAAAAACTTTATGTGAAACTTAGATCACATAAGATTTTTTATCAAGGTACGCTTATAATAGCGGTTAGTGTTGGCAGTAAGTCTACCAAGTCCTTGGTCTAGACCTTCAGCGAATGGGTTAGCAACAAGTCCATATCTCGTTTTGAAGCCGATCTTCGGTTGAAAAGACCTTTCACCAACGGCACGAACCATCTGGAGGGGAACATAAGGGCAGTAGAATAGTCCAGCGTCATAAGGTGAAGAACCCTTATAACCTACAACATAATACTGATATGCATTGGTATAACCATTAGCAGAATAAGGATCAATAAAGACCTTAAACTTACCATTGAGAGTACCAGCAAAAGTATTGCCAGTATCATCTACATTGAGATTAGCATTAAGGGCTGGGGTATAGTCTAGAATACCAGCGTGAGCGAGAGCAGAAGCAACGTCAGCAGAGCATAGGACGATGTTGCCCTTTCCTCTACGAGTTCTTTGTGCGATGGTGTTGGCATCACGCTCAATTTGGAAAATAAGACCTTTGAACTTCTCAACACTCCAACGACCATTGCTATCTACATCAAGGTCAAATACACCTTGAGTAGCTACATTTTGCTGTGCGCCAGGCTCAGCAATCTTGTAGATGGTACGAATTACTTCTCTATTGATTTCTGCAAGGATTTCAGTAGAAAGAATATTGGCAAGTTCTGCCTCGGCGTTTAGACCGTGAATTGCCTTAAGGTCTTGTGCTAGCTCAAGGCTGTACTCAGCTTTTAGAGCACGGCTCTTAGCTGTTACAGAAATGCGCTCAATACTGAGGGCCATTTCATTGAACTGATCGCCAGCAGCAGTACTTCCACCTAAGCCTTCAGCATCTCCGGTATTCATACCTTGGCCTACATTGTAGGATCCAAGAGGTGAAGCGGTAGGATTAAGTAGACCTGGATTGGAGCCAGCTTGATCGGTAGTACCGAAACCGGCAGCAACACTGGAGAACCCAGCGAGACTTAATCCAGAATTTTGACCGGAGAACCCAGTATCTACTTCGTCGTAGAAGGCTTCTGGTCCAGACTGATTGACATACTTGCTTCTCATTGCGAAAATGAGGCTTACTGGACCACTCATTGGCTGTACGCCAGCAAGATCATAAGCAACAAGATTAGGCATTGAACGTCTAATCAAGGAGATTAGAACAGGATCAAAACCAGCTACTGGGCCTTCAGCGGCAGATCCAGAACTAAATCCACCAGTGCCGGTAGACATAGTTGGTCCCTCAGTGAGGAACTCACGCTCTTCACGGAGAGCTTGTTCTTGGTTTTCTAGCAGGATAGCAGTTACGGCTCTGCGATGGTTATCTCTGATCGGTTCTAGACCATTATAGTCTAGAAGGGGAGCCCATTTTTCCTGCAGTTGTTCGGAATTGAACAGTTGCATTTGTAATTACCTCTAGTTAAAATTGTTTTAGTTTGATTTTATAATTTAAAACTCACTTTTTAGAAACTCTTTCAAGAGCATTTAAATATATTCCCATAGTTCCACTTGGAGTAGAATGTGGGGAATAATCATTAGTATCTTCTACTAAGTAGTCTTGAGTGTTTCTATGAGTAACAGCATTTGAATTGAAATAAGATTCTTTCAGTGCTACTAGTTTCTCACGATACTCTTCCTCACTATCAAACTCAACATTTTCTACAAGAGAAGCAAGTTTATCTTTCTGTGAGAGCGCAAGCCCTTCAGAAATTTCACTGAAAATTACATCAGTAACTGATTCTGCTAGTCGTTTATTGAGAGTAACATTCCTCTCAATTTGTTCGTTGAGTTTAGTCTCCATCTCATCAAGTTTATCTACCATACTCTCAATAACATCATATCTTTCTTCAGGAATTGATACATAATGATTTTCAAAAAGTTCCTTGAGATTGACAAGGAAACTTTCAGTCATTTCGGCGCGAAGTCCTTGCTCTATTGCAAGAGCATTTTCCTCTATCCATTCTTGAGATACATACTCAAGATATGAATCAACTCTTTCAGTGAGCGATTCTGCAATAGCTTGAATTTCTTCAACCAATTGCTCTTCATACTTGACAATGATTGCTTCTTCTATTTGCTCAGTTCTAGCATTTAGAGCAGCTTCAAATACAGTTTTAGCCTTAAACTTAAACTCTTCGGAGAGTTCTTCGCCGGAAAGAAGGGCTTCTACGTCCTCTTCAATTTGAGATTCAATTTCTTCAATCTCCTCTTGCATTTTTTCTTTTTTCTTGGCCTTTTTATTTTTTACTTTGTCATCATCGTCATCCTCTGTGTCGTCATCATCCTCATCCTTATCCTCCATGTCGTCATCACAATGAGTAGCTTCTTCTAACTCCTCATCGTCCTCATCGTATTCTACAACTTCATCATCTACCTCTTCATAATCGTCATCATCTTCTGCAGTTTCTTTTACTGCACCTTTAGCTAGAGTTTGCATGGGATCAGCTTTGCCAGCCCCACGATTAACAACATCCCTAACTTGAGCTAGAATGGCAGCAGGATCTTTTAATTTCGCACTATCATTATCTGGTTTGTAGTCTTGTGGTGTAGGACCACCTAAATCTTCCCATCCAGCTTTTTGACCGTCAGGAATTCCTGTAGTTAATTTAGGCATTGGTTCTGCTGGCTTAGCACCAGAGTTCACCACATTTTTTACATGACTAGTGCCTGCTTCCATTTCTTGTAAATTTTTTCTTCCACGAGGCATTTTATTTTCTCCGAAAAACTTAGATTTGTATTTCTGTATATATTTATATTTTTTGAGTTTTTACATCATTTTTAAGTAATTTTCAAAGTGTTGAAGTTTTCTTTCTTCAGTTAATCTGCGAGAAAACGCATCACTTTCAATTTTACTTTTAATATTTTCAGCAATCCACTGTTGCTTTTTGTTATTATAAATCCAATCAACACCTTCATAAATTCCCTCAACAAATGCTGAAGGAGCAGATGGGTCATGAACCAAGTCTGCTGCAGTAGATAACATAAAGTCCTCACTCACTTTGCTATATCCTTCAGTAGTTTGAACCAATGAACCAACACCACGAGAAGAAACTCCAAGCTTTACTCCTTCTTCATATAGACCAGCAGCAATTTTTCCCATAGGTAATGAAGTTAAAATTTTAGCTTTACCTATAAAATCAGTTCCACTTTCCTTTAGAGAGATAATATTATGAGAAACTCTATCTAAATTGATAGTTGGACCAGCTGGGTGACCTAACTCACCAACAGCTCTACCCTTACTCAAATAGTTTTCAACATAAATGTTGACACCATTTCTTAATGTATCCATAGGGTACATTCTTCTATTTCTATTACAAATGTTCCCCTGGAGAAAAACTCCCTCGATGAAAAGGTTTTTTTTACCGTTGGTTTCTTCAACGATAACCTCCACATTTTCCATCTCTTCTGTGATTAGTTTCATTGTTTTATGCGTAAGCGTTTACTTGGACTTCAGTAATATGAATTTTATTTGGACTAGATCCAGCATTATATGCAGCAACTCTAGTTACTTTTCTCAATTCACCTTCTTGATCTGTAACTTCTCCAACAGAAGATGTATTCCAATTTATAGTCAATCTAGTATTGTGGTAGCTGTCATAAGACATTCTTTCATCTACTGTAGATACAGTAGCAAAATTTGTATTTAATCCAACTGGAGAAAGGCCAGTTATAGCTACAACTTCTCCTACCACAAATCCACCGCCAGTTCCTTGTGGAAAAATAATAGTTGTTGTGGAACCAGTTATAATTCCAACAAAGCCTTTAGACCCCCACTCTTCTTTTAATATTACAGTTTCGTTAGCAGGAATAAAAATACTAGTAGAAGTGTTTATTCCTGGAGTTGGTCCTATCTCAACATAAGAATTTTGAGTTGGAGTAATACGAATATATCCAGTTTTCATTGCAATAGGAACTGATGTAGATACTCCACCAGAACTAGCTATATCAATAGCTGCAACTTTTTGAACTACTTTAAACGTCATTATAATATTAGATACTATATTAGTTATTTATTATTTACTAAATCTCTCTATATTTCATACTAGTAATATCGTAAATTACTAGTATGAAATATCAATCTTCTTCGTCGCTACCAAATACCGAAGATGCAATATAGGGCTTTACTCCCTCAATATTTTCTGCAGCTTTTGTGTAAAGTAATTCTTTTATTTTATCTGCAATGTCTGCTGGACTTTCATCCGCAACAATCATATTAACTAGATCTTCCATAAAATTAAAAAATAATGTTCGTTAGTATTTAGATTTCTCCAGGTTCTATATTTGAAGTAGATACTCCAGGTTCTTTAACCGGTGAGCCTAAAGTATCAACATTTCCCGGCGCAGCCTGTGATATCCCTTGTTCTTGTGCCATTATATCTGCAGGATTGGGTATTATTCCACTTTCAATTTCTTTTTCTATTTGCTTATCTATTTCTATAATTTCGTCATCAACTTGGTTTAATACAGAACGCCTTACATACTCTACAGAAAAATATTTTCCAATATATGGGTCCATAGCAGCTACCACACCAAGTTTATCATTCATTATTTCATTCTTCTTAAGCTCAGAGAAATGATTATCATATAAGAAATCAAATTGAATGTGATCTGATAGTATATTCCAATCTTCTAGGGTAACTATATTTTTTAGAATAAGCTGAGTTTTAAGCATATCCACAAAAATTTGGGCGAATCTTTTTCTCAATCTTCCCACAAACCGAGTGAATTTCAATTCATCTCTTAAAATTTCTGAAGACCTACCTAGATTAAATCCACCACCAGCATCAAGTCTTGTGGATGGAACTCCCAATGATTTGTATAATTTTTTTTGAAAATATTCAATGTCCGCAAGTTCTCCTAAATTTTGTCCTCCAGGAAGTGTAGTTACTTCTGTACCCCTACCACCCTCTCTTCTTGGAAGCCAATAGTCCTCCAACATTGCCATATATTTTTTATCATCTTTAATTTCACCAGTGTCTGCATTATATACAAGTTTGTTACGATATCTATTCATAACATCTCTCATGTATTGTTCGGCCTTAATCTTTGGAAGATTGCCTACGTCAATATAAAATAATCTTTTTTCACTTGCTCTAGAAAGTCGATATATTACGATACTATCCTCAATCATTCTCAATTGATTGAGTGCTTTGATTGCTTTATGTAAATATGAAAGAATAGTTTGTCTATTTCTATCTACGAGACCAGAAGTGACACAAATAATACTGTCTGTTGTAAGTTTTACTGCCTGAGACGCACCAGAATAACTAGAATGCAGATTGGATGTAGTTGCAGAATATCCTGCAGCTGGATCATATAGGTAAAATTCTTCAATTTCTGGACTTATCAATTCATCAACATTTTGTTGATTATTTTTAGATAATACTGATTTAATTTGAGATGATAGCGTCCCTTCTTGATTTTTCTTTATTTTTCTAATATATTTAATTTTTAGTGGATCAATATATCGTACTTCTTTAATACCTTCTTCTGGTTTTTTTAAATCTATAACTTTATGATAGTAAATTCTACCGTCTACATACCAATTACGAAATATTTCGTGCGCCTTCTTATCAAAGTCCATTATCTCTTTGAGATGTTTGAACTCTTTTCTTATAACATCTTTTAGTTTATCTGAACCCGGTATATTTGTTAAATCTATTTGTACGGGGCTATCATTCAAGTCTGATACGATAGCCTCATTTACAATATCTTCTATTGCACTGTCACATTCTGGATGTAGAGACATCTCTCTATATCTTCTAACTAAATCTGCTTCGTTCTTATAAACACCTTCAATATCTACGTATTGTCCGTAAAATCCACTAGTTATAAAATAATCGGACTTATCTTCATCATTTTTTGGTACTGGAGATACAATTTGACTATTTTTATCTTTATCCTCAGTACCATCAATTTGAAATCCAAATAATTTAGCCATTCAAAATCTCTAACGATATACGAAGATATTTAGGTAGTTTCTGAAGTTCCAAGCATACTGGTAGTGTTACCTTCTTCATATGTGTCCCACCACTGATATTGTAAAGTTACTTGAAACTCTTGAATTGTATCAGAACTATCGTAAGACAAATCCATCGGGGTAATATCAGAAGGCCAACATCCAAAGAACTTATATGTCTTGAGAACCGGCATATTTGATGCAGTAGTTGGAAGTGCTCCAGCATTAGCATCTTGGTTGGCTATTCCTCTTCCTAGTTGATATACTAACATTTCCTTTTGATATGCTGCTGGGGTAATAACTCCTGCATTATCGTCATGGCGGTTCATAAAATTCATCCATTTTTCGAATGAATTGCGAATTTTATAATTAGTATCATTAATGACTGTAATAGTCCAAGGTTCAAATGAACGGTCTCCAGCTATTTTAAGTGTTCTTCCTCTAAATGGAACCGGAATTGTACTAATTGTGGATCCTGGAATTTGGGCGGCCTTTATCATAAATCTAAAATCAATATCTGGAGTTACTCCCAATCCAGTAGGAAAGTTTAGTACACATTCGAATAAATTTGGTCTGGCACCACCACCAACTAATCTTGATTTAAAATCATTGATAGTTCTTTCTGTAAATTGTGGTAAATTGGTTGTTGCTTCGTTAGCCATTTGATTCTTCTCCTATTAGATTAAACAGTTCCTACAACTTCGGAGAATGAAACTCCAGTTCTTGTAGCTACAAAAGTTAGACCTATGAAGTTTATAGATCTTGCAGGTTTTACAAAAATATCAGCCTTGAATTGATTTGCATCAATTATATCTGGAGTATTGTTTGTTTCATCACAAACAATAAGAAATTCAGTTATTCCTCTTTTCGCTCTCACATCACGTAAGTATGGTTCTACAATATTGATGAAATTTGAACGAGTAATTGCATCGTTAAACTCAAATAATTGGGCTCTAGCAGCTTGTTCTATAGATTTCTCTAAAGTTAAGAATAGTAGCCTAACATTAATTCTATCAAATGCAGATACATATGATAATGCAGTTTTATCTCCAAATAATATTGTGCCAGATCCAGAAGAAGATATGATTGGATTTATTCTATTTGTATATAACTGGTCTCTTTGTGCTTGGGTTGGAGTATATGCAAGCTTTATTACATTGTTCAATGCTCCTCTACTACTTCCGGCTGGAGAGAACCAAGGATAATTATTTATAGATGTTTTAGCCATAAGTCCTGCAACATCTGAATTGCATGGAATATATACAAATCTATCATTAAATCTATCTAACGTATATTTGTATCCACTATCAAATACAGCATATGATGATGAAGGCAATGGTCCAAAAAACTTCAATATTGAATTTGTCTGTATATTTGAATTTGGTTGATTTATTATATCATCTTTATATGGAGAAATTGCCGCAATACAATCCTTTCTTGCCTCTGCAATGCTAATTAGCGATTGTGCTTTGGCCTGTGCTTCAAAAATGCTACTTCCTCCGGAAGGTCCATTTAATAAGTAATTAATATCATATTCTGCCGCATTTGTAAAAACATCATATGCAGAGATGACATCTGAAGTTGATGTAGAATATCCACCAACAAAGTTCACCCCACTATAATCTCTTCCACCAGTTAGGGCATAAATTTTAGACCCTACTACATTAAATTTACTATTTTGTGTGGGATTATCCCAAAATCCACTAGATACCGTGTAATCTGTAGGTACACTTCCAGTTGCAGTTAGATTTGATGCAACTCCAGTTTCTTGGGTTCCAATATATATAAATTTAGAATTGTTGTTGACATAATTCTTATAATATATTGATTGTGATGGAGATATTCTACCATCAATAGCTTTAGATAGATTTAAATATCTTTCTAATATAGCACCGGAAGAACCACTGATACTTCCAGTATCATCTATTACTACTATGTGTATTTCATCATCTTTGGAATTTCTTTCTAATGAATATTGAGAAGTACCTGGCTTTGGTGCAATAGATTTCCAAAATATTCTATTATTTTCCAACTGCAATACTTGATTATCATACCAATCCGAAATGGTTAAATTACCTGCAGAAAACTCATTATTTCCATATCCTCCAACTGCAGTAACATATATACTCTCATTCCGCGAAGTATCAAACGAAAATGCATTTTCATCAACACTAGGGTCTCCTGGATTTGAATAAGAAACTGGATAAGATACTCCTAATTGATCAACTCTATCTGTAATTTTTACTGTTATTTTATCATTTGAATTGACTTCAGTAACTAGTCCTCTTAAATAACCCGAATATGTTACAATACCAGAACCCACCGCAGCAGTTTGAGTTAGTCTTTGAGTTACTGCGTATCCTACTAGAATTGAAGCTCCAGAAGTACTAATAGCTACACTACCAAAACTAAATGATATATTTTGAATTGATATAGGATTTATTGATGTTGGTGATATATCAATTACAGAGCTACCTATGCCTACTACAGTTGTAGACGATGCTAGTACGCCAGAAAGTTGAGTTTGTATAACTTGTCCTAATGATATTGATGTAGTACTAATTCCAGTTATTGTACTTGCATTTGCAGATATGTTTCCAGTTGTAGATAATTGTGCAGTAAATATTTCAGTTTCTGTGGCATTAGTAGTGATACCACTTATAATTTGGTCCCCAAAAGAATCTATAACGCATACTTTTAGTCCATTTGCCCAAGAGCCTGGATTTTTTGAGCTATATCTCCATTCATCATCTTGAGTATGATTATTATTATAATCCTCATCCGAATAAATTTGTATTAAAGTACTTCCAACACCTGTGTTATAATGTGCATTTGTTAGTCTGGTAGTACTATTAATGCCACTTCTGACTACCCGTAATGCTCCACCATATGATAAGTAGTTTGATGCACTCATCCAATATTCATATTGGTCATCAGCGATTTGAGGCTTACCAAATACTTCTAATAATTGGTTCTCTGTTTCAATTAGCACCGGTTCCAGTACTGGACCCATTACAAATGGCCCTGCTATAGCACCAATAACGGAAGAACCGGCTACAACACCTCCTCTAGTTAAATCTACTTCTCTAATATTAACCCCAGAAGAAACTAAATTTACCGCCATCTTTTTACCTCTAGCTCGAAGTCTTTATTTCCTATTAATATTTATAAAAACTGGTTTCTCGTAAAGTTGTTAATTGTAATTCCACATATAATCAAATCCATTTGACATATCTCCATATTCGTCTACATTCCAAACTTCCATTGGTAAAATATTTTTTTCATCTACAATAAGCCATAAATCGCCAGTCTCTTTTTCTATTATAACTTCATCATTGGTATTGACCCCATCATTTATAAATCCAAATGGAGACATATCTTGATCGATTTGGTCTTTTTGTTCCTGATATATTCTTTTACGAATATCATTATTCGTCATCTCTTTAAAATAATCTTGAACTATCAACCAGGCAAAAATTACTAAACACATACATAAGTCATCATTTGTTCCAATCTCCCCCTCAAACGAGTTATTCTTAGATACAAATGTGGTAAGCTCACTAATTATATCAAAATCACTTATTATCAATTTATCATCTTCCACAACAGTTTTTAAGTTAGAGCATCCAACTCTCTTAACTTGCTTTGACATCTTGATACCAAGTTGTGAAGTCTTACCTGAAAATCCTTGGCCCACCAATTGACCTGCTCTTCCTCTCATAGAACACATTAGAAGATTTTCATATTCTAAGTCAAATTGTAAGTCTTTTGCTACTTGATCTCCAACGCTGGCAATTTCAATTAGAACATAAGCTCTATTATAAGAATTTGCTACTTTGTATATAATGTCCGAAAGTAACATAGGCTTAAGTTCATTGTTTTTGTATTTTGCTACTATTTTATATGGTATATTAGTTATGTCGTATACGATAAATGCGTGGTAATCCTTACCAGTGCCTTCTGAGACATCAACTGTTATCATATAATTGTGTTCTGATATTGGTCTTTCATATACGTCCAATCCTTCAGATTTAGTTATTGGATCATTATATACTAAACATTGAAGTTTAGATGATGAAACTAAAGTGTCTACAGAACCCAGGAAGCTACAATTGTGAGATACTAAATTATTTGAATAGTATAGATGATCTTCGCCAGAATTTACTATATCAAATAGTTCAACTTCCTTTTTAATTATGCGATATGATTTGAGAAATGTACCACCATTTTGTGTAAAGACTTCAGTTTCTTTATCTAAGTCTTTTGCCCTAGTAATACCATTGATAGTTGATAATGGATGATCTAAAGAACATTTAAGTTCGTTTCCATCTTCAAACTTTAAATGTATATACTTATTTTTTTTAATCTTATTCACGCCCAAAAAAGATTGAAATCCTTTTGGTGTTAAAATTTCAATTTTTTTAGTATTTGATGCTATGGTTTGTGGAAGCTTCATTCAATTAAAAACTCTATACATTTATTTAATGTTTTTTGTTTATGTTTAAAATACTCTTTGTCAGTTACGTGTAATATTTCAAACCCCTTTGAGTTTAAAAATTTATCTTTTGCAGCCTCTTTTTCAATATCCAAA